ATAAGCCAATACGTAAGACACCGGTGCGTTTTTGTAAAAATGCGCAGTGACGTCTTTCACAGTTAAATCACTATTTAACCGGGAAAGAAATCATAACAATTTGAGAGTGTAACATTTTAACCGGACCTGAAAGGGTCTTATTTTTATGCCCCGGCGAGTCCCGGGGCGGAAAGGAAATTGAAATGGAAAAAGTAAAAATTAATGAGAAACTGTATGATCTCGTAGTCAATGGAGTGCAGCTCACGGATCAGGGCGGGAGAGTGATCTTCCAGCCGGCTGCAGCTTCCTTTGCGACGATAGAGGCGGACGTAAAAGCCGCGAAGGCTATTACCGTCCTGGACGATGCCGGGGAGCCTATCCTGACGCGCTCAGACCTTGTGTATGCCGGCCGTCTTACCAAAGACGATAATTACGTCGTGGGTAACGAACAGGTACAGACAGGGACTGATCCAGAGTCCAGCGATCCGATCACAGAGACACGGGACGTGATCGGCACCGTAATGATTGCAGAGTTCCGGGCACCGGACCTGCGGGAGCAGCTGGCAGCAACACAGGCACAGCTCGCGTATGTAGCTATGATGGGCGGCATTGACTTAGAGGAGGTGTAGAGGATGAGTAAAAATTATGGTAAGGTTAAGGGATATTATGACGCGGGTCTTTGGAGCATTGGAATGACACGTAATGCGGTAGGTCGGTGGATCACGGCGGAAGAATACAGAGAAATCACAGGGAGCGACTACTAAGGGGGACAACGTGAAAGATTTCATTGTCAAGTATTGGATTCAGGAGTTAATGGCTGCTATTGTCGCAGCCATGGGATTCCTCGCCAATAAGGTGAGGGTTTGGAAACAGAAACAGGATCTTGTTACAGCTGGGGTTCTGGCGCTTCTTCATGATCGGCTATATCAGGCGTGTCAATTCTATCTCAAGCGTGGATATTGCACGCTCGAAGACCGGGACAACCTGGAATATATGTTTCGCCCATACAAGGCCTTGGGCGGTAATGGAACCGGAGAGGAATTATATAACAGATGCATGGCTCTACCATATGAGCCAGAAAGTGAGGATTAATCTATGGAAATCAATACAATTATGCAGTATGGATCGTACTTATTAATTGCTATCGGAGTGATGGCTTTTATAGTATCAGCTATTACACAGGTAATTAAGTCGTGGCCTGGTTTGGATAAGCTGCCAACGTCGTCGGTGGTTATCGTCCTGTCATTAGTACTCTGTCCTTTGGCCTTGGTGATGATTATGACATATCTCAATCAGCGTATAGTATGGTATATGATTGTGGCCTGTATCATAGTGGCTTTTCTGGTGGCACTTGTAGCAATGGGGGGCTGGGAAAAAATATCGGAAATATGGCAGCGTACTAAATATAAAAAGGGTGGCGGCCAGTAACGCCGGAGGTGATCCGCTTATCTCCCGGCCGGCAGGGTGAGAGCCGGTGATACTGTACTTATTTATGGGCCTGGGGAATCCCGGGCCTTTTCATTTTTGGAGGTACTATGACAGCACAAGAAAAGAGACAGGCAGTAATCACAAAGTACGACACGCTGATTGGCCGCAATTATTACAGCCAGAATCTACGTGATTACTGTTTTAAAAAATATAAAGACGGCAACTATTACAGTGATTGCAGTAGCTCTATCTGTTATGCATATGCAGAGGCAGGCCAGAGCTTCGGCGTACTTAATACCGCCGGAATATATCAGACCGGCAAGCTGACAACCGTAGACGTAGGCATAACCGCAGGTATCCCGGACGTATCCCGGTTACGCCCCGGTGATATGCTGGAATTCGCGGGGACCGATAAGAGCCGCCCGCTTAAGATCGGCCACGTTGAGATGTACTGCGGTAATGGCATTATCTGCGGTCACGGTAGCGGCCGGCCGAGTTATAAGCAGCTTACGGCATACTGCAAGAGCCGGTATGACTCATGGGCGCCGGGAGGCTGGAGGAAGGGGCTTGTATGTGTCAGGCGGTATATACAGGACGATGCAGCGCCGAAGCCGGAAGCGCCGAAGAAATCCGGCTGGTATGAGGAGGACGGCGGCTGGAAGTATTACCTCGGTAACACAGGTGCTCCAGTACGCAACGCCTGGTATCAGGACACTGACGGAAAATGGTACTGGTTTAATGGCGCTGGTTTGATGGTATATAACACATGGTATATGTATGAGGGGGACTGGTACTATCTCGGTGCAGATGGCGCTATGGTAAAGGGATTGCAGACGAGCGGCGGGAAGTGGTATTATCTCGATCAGGAAGGCAAACTTACCATGGAACCGGTGACATTGACTCCAGATCAGGACGGAGCCTTGCAGTGGCCGGGGCTGGCAGTATAGCCGAAAAATGGGCGGTATGTGGCGGCAGCTTCTTGACAAAAACAGTTCCGTGAACTATATTATAAACATAAGGTCACGGGAAACCGTGTGGATTGAAATTATAAAATAAGTAGTATGAAGAAAGACGGCCCATAACGGACCGCCTTTTTTCTACAACTCTTCGTATTTTATGGGTATTGAAAAATATTTTCCATCTTTATCATACCCTTTGAAATGTGGTGAGCTTAAGGATTCTGTTTCATTTCCTTTTCGGCCGGAAAATAATTCGTCCGGGCGATAATCCCAGCCCCACGGAGCTGTTATAATAACGTCACCTGCTTCGGTCTCACTAACTTCCCATCCTTCAGGAGCGGTGTACTCCACGGGATCGCTTACAGTGGCCGTGGGTTGTGGATTCCCCGCCGTAAATACCGGGTGTTTTTCTGCCGCTAAGCAACCATAATTAATGTAACCTTTAAACGTTCTCTCCATCTTATTTTCCTCCGTTGATTTATTTAAAATTTTATGCTATTCTATTTGTAGATGGGGGAGCGGTGGCAAGCCCGCCCTCCCTTGTCTTTTTCCTTGTCCCGTTTGGGACTTTTTTTAGTTGTCCTCGATGCCTTTCTGTGTGTCGTCGATCAATTTGTCAACCATGGTGTCGGCTTTTTCGTACTCTTTGTTTTTCAGTGCTTCTTTCAAATCTTTTAAGTCCTGTAACAGTCTTCGTAAGTAACTTTTAAATACGCTCATTTCTTCGCTCAAGTTCCTTCCTCCTCGTATTCGTTAAGGCCTTGCCTCTCTTAACTGTCTTTATTATACTATATATGTACATATATGTCAAGAACTTATTCCAATTTTTTCAAATACAATTTCTTTTATTATGGTATTAACTCCCTTTCCTTCTTTGTCAGCATATTCTTTGATTTTTTCATACTGCTCTGGCTGAACATCGAGAGGGATTCGTTTGAGTTTCTTCATATACTTAATAGTTGCGTTTTTCTGAGCTTCATTATATGGCATTATGGCGCACCTCCTTTTGTAAAAGTATACCACATAGATAATATACGTTCATATATACAAAGTAGCTAAAATATATATGTACAGTTTGTGCATTTTGTGTATTGATATATATGTACATATATAATATAATAAGATCATAAGGAACAGGAAAACAAACAGATCACAAGAAAGGCGGTATAGAAAATGAAGACTTTTAGAATATATGGAAAGAAATTAAACACATGGTTTATAGAGGACGAGAAAGGGAGACCGATTTTAAGACAGGTTGAATTGCAATATAAAGAATACAACGAATGTGGGGAACTAATCGGAGCAGGTAGCGAAGATTTTTCAGGAGAAAGATATAACCGAGAAATCGTACACAAACAGGTTTTCTCTTGGAACGGAGAAAAAAGAAACAAAGGCGGAAAACGTTGGTTCGATGATTTCGGTTTTATCGCTATTAATAAAAGAGATAGCAAGATTGTAAAAGAATACTTAAGCAATAAGTACAAATCTACATTATTGCAATTAAGATAATAAAATCAACATTCAACCCGCCCCGGTCCGGCAAATGGCCGGGAGAAAGGAAGATATGAGCCACATTGAAAAGATGCTTTACAAGCGCTATAAGCAACACTTCGCTGATTGCAAGACCGTACCTGGAAGCTATAATGAGATCACAAAAACAATTGATGTTATTCTTCCGGAAGGCAGAATGAAGCCATCTGGAGTACGTGGACAAAGTTACAAATATATGCATTTTAATGGCGTAGAAAGCTTAACCGGAAGAAAAGTAACCATGACAATAAAAGCAACTTGCCTTGAAAATGCAATAAAAAGACTTCCAAAAGATTGCACATGGGAACTGTGATATTTACCCGCCCCGGCCCGGGAACAGGTCGGGAGAAAGGAAGAGATGAAAACATATTATAAAAATTATGGTATTACAGCTTGCATAACAGACAAATCGGATGGATCGGCAAAACTACTTGTGAAAGATCCATTTGGTAAAAAGCTGCATGACAAGATTCATAAAAACCGTAAGGCGGCATTATCTGCATGGAAACGGTTATGTGATTAACCTATAATCAATAGGGCGGCTCATGACCGCCCTTTCTCTACGCAAAAAACGCAGTCCGCAACCCTGAAAAAATTGGTTCTATATCCTCTGATCCGGTCGATCCGTAGCGTTATTATTGACCATTCCCGTAGCTCCATTAATCTGTTCCGCATAGTTCCACCCCCCTGTATTTCTAATAACGATTTGTGCGGTATGTTGTGACGCCTATTTTAAATATTGCTCAAACCATTTGGTCCGCTTCGGTGCTTCCGGCGCCTTCTCTGCATCTATTTTTTTATAAAACCCGCAGACTTCCGGGCCATCTTTACACATCTGTGTTTCCTGGTCATAGTGTGGACACTGATTAATATCAGGTGCCAGTGTGCATATATTTGCCATGATATTCTCTCCTTTGATTTCATAATAGCAAACAAATGTTCGATATGCAACTGGAAAAAATAGTGATTTAACTGTGAAAGACGTCACTGCGCATTTTTACAAAAACGCACCGGTGTCTTACGTATTGGCTTATAAA